AAATGCAGATGTTGTTGCAGGACGATGGTGTGCTGGAATTTGAGCAAGGGCTGGTGTTGTGTACATTCTTGAGTGGGATGGGGATAAGTGAGGCGTGCAGTGCGTGTTTGGTATCGGAGGAGCGATTTACTGAATGGAGGGAGAGCAGTTTTAACTTTCGGCAGGCGTTTATCTGTTGCAATTTGTTAATGAAGACGGAGGTGGCGACGGATAATAAGATATTGAGCAAGAAGGATCGGGAGCACTTGAAGTGGATGCAAGAGCGGGACAAGGACTATGGAACGCATTACAGCAAGGACGATGCGAACAAAGGCGTGGTGGTAAACAACATGATTGCGCCGATACACAATGTGATGCGGAGTGCGTTGGAGAGCATGGCACAGCCACAAGCGGCTATACCTTATACCGATCAACCCACCCAAGGCACCCAAACCATCATAGACAATAATGATTGATGAGAACCAAGTTAAGCAACTGATCAATGCATGGCGGATACAGCCAGAGAAGTTTGTGCGTGAGGTTCTGGGGGTTGAGTTTATAGAACCATGGCAGTTGGATGCGCTTCGTCGTCTTAACACCAGTAAGCGTGTGAGCATAAGGAGTGGTCACTCTACTGGCAAGTCGACGTTATTGTGTTGGATTATTCTGTGGTGGTTGAGGGTATATATTGGGGTAAAGATACCATGCACGGCTGGTAGTGATAACCAGCTTAAGGACGTGTTGTGGTCGGATTTGAAGAGGTGGTGTGGTGCGGTACGGCCGGAGTGGCGGGAGATATGTCCGTATATTTGGACGTCTGAGAGATTGACGTTGGCTGGGATGGAGGACATTAACTTTGCGGTACCGCGGGTAGCGAAGAAGGAGAACCCGGACACGTTTCAGGGGTTCCATGCGAAACATCTATTGATGGTGGTGGATGAGGCGTCTGCGATTGCTGAGGGGATTTTTGAGGTCGCTGAGGGTGCGCTTGCGAGTCCGAATGCGAAGATGATTGTGACTGGCAACCCTACTAGGACTGGTGGGTATTTTTATCGGACGTTTACGGATGATAACCGGTGGGAGAGGATACATATATCGACTTTGGACATTAAGAGACCTGATACTGATCCAAAGAGCTATGCTGATGGTATTGCTGAGGCGTATGGGATTGACAGCAACGTGTATCGGGTACGGGTATTGGGCGAGTTCCCGTTGTTGGCGGATGATGGGATTATATCGTTGCATGATATTCGGACGGCGGTGAACAGACCGGTGGAGCCATATGGTGATGAAATATTTTGGGGTATTGACGTTGCGTTTGAGGGTAGGGATAAGACGGCTATTGCGAAGAGAAAAGGCAATCGATTATTGGAGCCAATAATCGCATGGGCGCAGTTGGATGCTGAGGAGACGGCGGATAGAATTGAGGATATATATTATAAAGACCTTGAGAAAGGGATGGCACCGGATAAAATCTTTGTTGATTCTATTGGTGCTGGTGCGGCGGTGGTGTCCAACCTTAGAAGGCGGAAACAACTACCGGTGGTTGGGGTTAATATTACCGAGGCGTCATCATCTAAAAAGGAGTACCATCGCTTGAGAGAGGAGCTATGGTTTAGGTGTAAGTACTGGTTTAAAGCGGCTGATGTTTGTATACCGGAGGACGATGAGTTGATGAAACAACTGGCGGCGGTTGGTTTTAAGCCAGATCAAAAGACTGGTGCTGCTAGGATATTTGACAAAAGCGCAAACCTTGGTTATTCACCAGATTATGCGGATTCGTTTATATTGACTTTCATGGGCAAGGATAGGAATATTAAATCCAATATTGCTCTAAGGATGAAAAAGATGTTTAAACCTACATCTGACAGAGCGGTCACTTGGGGGAGTCTATGAAAACCAAAGACGACGGCATCCTTAGTGATCCAATAGAGTTATCAGCACTAACCGATGGTGTGACATCAACCGATGGTGGTGATACCACCGAGACGGCTAGCCCGTTTATTGTTAATGACACTGTTAGACAAATACACAGCTGGTTTAGAGCATCTAGACAGGCAAGGGCTAAATGGCGCAGCAACGCATCAAGCTGGTACAAATTCTACAATGGTGATCAGTACACAGAGGAAGACAAGCAGAAATACCAAAATTACAAACGTCCGATGCCGGTGTTCAATAGAATTGCGCCAATTGTCAGAACGGTTGTTGGGTTGGCGCATGAGGACAACACAATGGTTGTCTATAAGGCGGTTAACTATGAATCGCCATCACCACAACAGCAACAGCAACAGCAACAGCAACCACCAGAAACGCCCGTACAGCAACTTAACCAGTCGGAGCTGATCCAATCTGTCTGCAACTACTTTGACCGCCGTTGCGGGGCTACGGATGAGGATTTGGAGGCATTCCGCGACCTTATTATTTGTGGCGAAGGCTGGAGCGAGTCGTTTGTATCGATCAATTTTGAGGGCAAGGTTGATCCAAAGAGGGTACGGGTTAACCCATTTGAGATGTTTCCAGATCGTAGGGCTGAGCGCAAAAACTACAGTGACGCACGGTATGTTATTCGGGCGAGAAACTACCGTAAGGCGGACTTGATCGCGTTGTATCCGCATAAGCGCAAAGAGATTTTGTCGTCATTAAACAATATTGATTCATTTGGTGATAGTATTTCGGCATCTTACGATATAAGCAACTCTGATATGGCGGCTAGAGCTGGTTATTTTGAGCTAGATCGGATGGTTTATGATGGAACCGACCAAGTAACCGTTTTGGAGTGTCAGTGGTACGATTACGAGCATGTTTTGCATGTGACGTTGCCAGATAAGACGGTTAAGACAATGAGCGACCGTTCGTACAAGCTATTCCGCAAAGAACTGGCGAAACAGGGCGTCAAAGATATTGGTGATCCGCAGTCTATTCGGCAAAAGGTCTATAAGCGGGCGTTTATTATGGGCAATTTGGAGTTGTCGTCACGCACATCGCCGTTGCCGGACGAGTTTACCTACAAATGCATGACTGGTGAGCGTGATCAGTCTAATGGGTATTATTATGGCGTTATTCAGGACTTAATGGACCCGCAGAGATATGCGAATATCTACCTTGGGACGGTGTTGCATATTATTAACACCAACGCTAAGGGCGGGATAGCGGCTGAGCCGAACGCTTTTGATGATATTTCTCAAGCTGAGGACAGTTGGGCGGAGTCGGACTCGATCACATGGTTGGCAGAGGGTGGGGCATCCAAGATCATACCAAAGCCGACCACGCCGATGCCGGCATCGTTAACAGACATGTTGAGTTTTGCGGTGTCATCCATGCCGCAGATCAGTGGTGTTTCACTGGACATGCAGGGGCTTAACACGAACCCACAAGCAATGGTGTTGGAGCAAGAGCGGCGCAAGGTTGGTAAGAAACTGCTTGCGCCATTCTTCTCATCGTTGACGCGGTACAGGCACGACTGTGGTGTCGCGTTCTGGAAGCTGATTAAGTCGTATGTTGACCCGGCTCGGCTTATTCTTATTGGTGACTTAGAGGCGCAGCAGGTGACAGACTTGTCGATCCTTGATGAGGACTTTGAGGTCAATGTTGAGGTGACGGAGGGCTACGACAACAACAAGAATGTTGAGTCTATGTGGGATTCGTTGAGCAAAATCTTGCCCGGCATGATGCAATCTGGCATTCCGATCCCGCCGAGCATTGTTCAGCTGATCCCTGCGCCAGACAAGCTTCGTAAGGAGTGGGCAGAGCTTATTGCGAAGTCATCCGAGCCAAAACCGCCAACACCTGTTGAGCAATCATTGGCTAAAGAATCTGAGGCCAGTGCAAAAGAGTCAGATTCCAAAACTCAGCTTAATATCGCTAAGGCGAGCTTAACGATGGCCGAGACAGCTCTTAAGGAAAAAGAGATATTAATGCCTTTAACCCCAACCCAGCCATAGAAGTGGATATTTGAAACAATGAGCAATATGATTAAGGCTTTGTCAGAGCAATCGATTAGCGTTCTAGACCAGTTGCGGCCAGAGCCAGAGACGCCGGACATTGTTGAAGAGTCTTTTGATGATGAGCTAGCCGATGGTGAGCAGACACAGGATATTCCAGAGGAGCAAACACCAGAGCCAGCGGCTACACCTGAGGTCACAAGCCGACCAACTGAAGATGATGGAGCTGGACTCAAGAGAGCACTACATGAGGAGCGTCAAAACAAAAAAGCGGCGCAAGCTGAGGCAGAGAAAAGCAAGGCTGAGGCTGCTAAGGTTAAAGAACTTGTTGGCCGTTTACAGCGACAATTAGAAGAGCAGTTGGCTAAGGCTAATCCGCAGCCTGTTATTGATGAGCAAGTAGACCCGATTGGTTATACGGTCAGCAAGACCAAGCAACTTGAGGAGCAGCTACAGAAACTTAGTAGCCGTCTATCCGTTGAGGATGAGCAACGGCAGAAACAGGTTGAGTTTAATAACCGCATGGAGCAGTACAAGCTGGACGCAGCTGAGTACGCGCAGATTGTGCCAGATTATGATGACGCCGTTAATTTTGCTGAGGCATTTATGCAGCGCGATATTTACGCCACAGAGAAGGCAGCCGGCCGCGAGCTAAAACCCCACATGGTTAGCCAGCTAGCACTAGGCAGAGCACTCGCTATGGCGGATATAGCCTATCAACAGGGGTTGTCTGTACCGGAGTACTTTTACAATTACGCAAAAAACCTTGGGTATGAACCAAACAGTGCCAAACCAGCGGCTGATAAACCAGTGGAGCCTAAAGTTGAGGCTTCACGCATTGAAAAGTTTCGTAAGGCGACCGAGATTGCGAGTAGTCTAAGTGAGGGGGCACCCAGTGAAGATATAGTGGATCGCGCACCGCTAGAGTTTTCTCTTAAGGGGCATCAGCTTCACAAAGATCACCCAATGTTCAAAGATATGGCCGCGCTAAAGGCACAATTGGAAGGATAACAGTTGTTATTGCGTATCCAGTATGGATATGTTATTTGTCATAAAGATGGGGCTATTAAGTAATGCTTAGCGCATGCTTGGTTGCCCTATCACAGTGCCGCCGACTGTTAAAGGGTGCCCGACTGCCACCGAGTCTGACAAGAAAGGGTGCTCGACTGACGCCGAGTCTGTAAGGGAAGGGCGAGAGACGGATAGCCACACTGAGTGGTTATACATCGAACGCAATCAACCTTTTACAACCAACAAGGACTCGTTATGGCAAGATCAAATTATTCGTCTACAGCTCCTGAGACTGTAAAATTATGGAGTAAATATCTTTTTACTGAATCTTTGCGCCGCACGGTGTTTTCAAGGTTTATGGTATCTGACCAAAAACAAAATGGTTTGATCCAGCTGCTAACCGACACTGTAAAAGAGAGTGGCGACCGTGTGCGTGTAACACTGCGCGGCCAGCTGGTTGGTAAGGGCGTTGTCGGCGACACAGCGGCTCTGCGTGGGTCAGAGGAATCTTTGACCACGTTTACCGATGATATTAGCCTAGACCTCCTTGGTTACGCCACAGACACTGGGTCGCCGATCAGTCGTCAGCGCACTGCATTTGATATTGATGCTGAGGTTAACTACGCATTGGCTGACTGGGCTAAAAACAAGTTGGATACCGTGTTCTTTAACCATTTGTGTGGCTTTACGGCGAACACTGAGGTTGCTGACATTGGTGCTAATGCAATTCTGGCTCCTGACGCCAACCATATCGTTCGTACTGGCGCAGCCAACACGACTGACCAAGCAGTTGGTGCTGATACCACGGCTGGCCTTACCTTGGCACCACTGCACACGTTGTTGGCACGGGCTAAAACGCTAAGCCCTAACCCTATTAAGCCTGCTTACATTCCAGAATTGGGTGGGTCTTATTATGTAATGTTCTTGCACCCAGATCAGGTGACTGATTTGATGCGCGAGAAATCGGCCAATAGTGTTGCGTACAGTGACTTGCAGTTGTCAGCAATGTCTGGTGGGAAAATTAAGGATAACCCTTTCTTCACCGATGTTATCGGCACCTTCCGCAATATCTTGTTGGTTGAGGCTCCTTATGTCACACGTGGTGTTCACAGCACGACTGGTTTGGCTGTTGCTAATACCCGCCGCGCTGTGTTTGCTGGTGCCCAAGCTATGGGTATCGCAATCGCTGGTGACTACAAAAATGGGGACAATCTGTTTAAGAGCATTAACCAGAGTGACGACTACGGTCGCCTGCAGGGCAAAGGATTGGAGACGATTTACGGCATGAAGAAAATGCGTTTCAACGGCCTAGATTTTGCGACCATTGTTTTAACAACTTACGTTTCAGTATAGGGGTAATTAGATATGGCATTAGGACGTGATCTAGGATTAGGTGTTGTACAAACGGTCAGCACCTTCGTTAACTTCAATGATACCAACGTGGGTTCCACCAACGGTATTCAGTTTGCAACCCTGCCAGAAGGTGCGGTTATTCTGAATGCATTCGCTAAGGTTATCACTGCATTTAATGCGGCGACTACCAACGTGTTGACGGTAGGAACAAACCTTGGTGTTGCTGACAACCTGTTAAACGCTGCGGCCATTACGGAAGCGACGCCCGGTGATTATGTGAATAACACCCCCGGCGTGGCCATCCCTACTGCCGATTTGCCAGTTTACGTGAAGTACACGCAAACCGGTACAGCGGCAACAACTGGTCGGGCTTTGATTAACGTTAACTTTATTGTGCCTCGTTAATCATGGCAAACTATGATGATCTCAAAGCTAGGATTGCGAACGAAATTGCTCGTTCTGATTTGAGCAATGAGATCATCCAAAACATTGCTTCGGCAGTTTTGTATTATAGCGGGGAGAAGTTTTCCCCGCTATTCAACAACCCGCTTACCCCTGTTACATTCAACACGGTGGCTGGCACGCAGTACTACTCGATCGCTGCCATCGGTGGTGGCAGTAGTGGTTTGATCGACCATGAGATATTTTTAACGTTACAAGATGGCACGGCTTATCACCGGTTAGATAAAATACCCCCTATTGAGCTTGAAAACCTAAGGCAGAGCTTCACGGTCAACCGGAGTCGCCCAGATTTGTACGCGGTGTATGGTGAGGCTTTTGGGTTACATCCTATTCCAGATAGGGTTTATACGATCACGGTTGGGTTTTATAAAAATCTAACGCCATTATCGGCTGGAACAGATAGCAACTTTTGGACGAACCAAGGTGAGGAGCTGATCCGCTCTAGGGCTAAAAAGACTTTATACCAGCATGTGATCCTTGATATGGAGCAGGCGGCCAGTATGGATGCGGCTGAGCGTGAGGCGTATAATAATCTAAAGGTTTCAACAACCAGACAAATATCATCAGGTCGCATTTCGCCGAGGTTCTAATGGCTGTTTTAGGTTTCGGAGAGTGGCTACCTGATTTACCACCGCTTGAGAATACTGGTGCGATCTATGTGAACAATGTTGTGCCAACAGCTGGTGGCAACTACGCGCCGTGGTATGCGTTCACGCCTATCAACGCTTATGCGACCACTGAGCGTTGTCAGGGCGCAATCACAGCTAGGGCTAATAATGGAACGGTCTCAACCATCGCAGGTGGGCGGACAAAACTATCCTTAGCCACAACTGGCGCGTTTAGCGATGTGAGCCGATTG